ATTTAATGAGCCAGTCCAATAATATAGGTTACAATAGTACTGAAATGAAGCAGATAAAACTGCCTGTGTACTTTCTGCAACTGTGAAAATCATTGGGGATTGTGCCAATGATGCAGATGCTGGATATTGTGTTATGCTTAGTGACATTCTAAATTCTTTATCATTTAACCAACGAAACCCAATTTGTATTGGATGGTTACCTTCTAGCTCTTTCTTTTGCTAAGTTTCTAAAAGCTCTATCCAAACCTATTTTAATTACAGGTAAGAAATCTTTCTCTACATATCCATTTACATACGCATCTATTGTTTTTTTCAATAATGGGTCATTAGCTGCTTTTTCAGCAAATGGTCTTGGTTTACCTGCGCCTGTATTTGTACCATTTCCCCACTCTACCCATTTACCATATTCAGCTCCTGGCGGTGCAAATTGTAAGGAAACATTAAACGATTTTTGTGGAATTTTGAATTTAGTTTTACTCCTTACACTTCTTTGTGTAATCATTCGGTTAGGAGTATTGTAAGATTCTACTTTTCTATATAAGTTACCGGTTTTGTAAGCAGGTTTCCACGGCCCACTTACCATATATAAGTTAGCTAGAGATTGAAATGTTCTTGCTACCTGTTCTAATTGTTTCATAATTAATTACATGGACCTGTATAATCTGCAGTAACACCGCCTGATACGCTTATTATTGTATTTACCAAACAAGCATTTTTAGCTATATTAAAATTTGGAATAGATGATGACACAATTGTTTCTCCGTAAATATCTCTATATGTAATCCATCTAACGCCTGTACCAAATGTTCCTACTTGATAAAGTGATGCAGTTGTTTGATTTGTACATTGAGTGCAATTTAAGAATGATTGAGATGCTGGGAGATTTACCAAATCCCAATTATCAAAATCAGTAAGCACACTTTGTACAGTGTAGCATGAACCATATTCAGGCCAGCTACTAATAAATGATTGTGAAGCAGATAGTGGTAAAATACTACCTGTCAATACAGCGTTATAAACTTCAGATGTTTCGCAGTTTTGAATACGATAACCAGTTCCTTGCGGATTAACTAAAAAAAAAAGACAACGATTTCTATCATTGTGAGTGGTAACTTCAAAGGTTGCTACCCACCCTGCTAATCCGTTATCAAACCTATCTTTGAATGGTTCACAATTTATATTACCAACTATATCAAAATTATATGTTCCTCTAGCCACATAGTTTGTCAAATCGGAGATAATTCCGTATGTGTTAGAGTGTATATCCACTGTGTCATCCGTTCCAAAATAGGGTATGTTCTGTTTGTTATAGACCCCTTCTGATTCGTTGTTCTTTAGCTTGATTTTATCAGCTACTGTCAATTGAACTGTATAGATTGTTTCAGTTCCTTCCACACTTACATTTGTAACTAAAACATTACCTAATGGATAAGCTGGAAACTCTCTATCATCTATTTCAAAGACATCACCTTGTGTTACCGTCTGAATAGATGGATGATTACTCATTATAGTTTTGAAAAAATTCAAAAAGTTATAATAAGCGTTATAGTTTGTTCCTAAATTATTTAATATCGGTGTGCTCATATATTATAATTGTATTCCGCCAAAATATTGATTAGTGAAATCAGGATATACCTGTGTTAAGTTACCAACACTTTCCAAGTATTGTGGTATTTGGTTAGAATATGCAATTAAATAATTCTGCAATCTTGTTGCGTAAAAATCAGCTGAGTTAAGAGCTTTTTGTAGTAAGTAATCTATTTCAACCAGCTTCAATCTGCGCTTGGATGTAGTAAAACAATACAGTACCTAAAAGGTTCAGCATGTACTTATCTTGCGCTGTTCTTATGAATGGTAACAATCTATCAGCATCAATAGCTCCCTGTAATGGAGAGTTTTTGATTATATCATTTCTACTTACAAATAAAGCGTAGCTCATAATTTTTTATAATTTATATGTTTCAAAGTTTTTAGAGAAATTAGGATTACTCCTACTTAAATCCAAAAGTGATTCTCTTTCTTCTATATTAGGGTCAACTGCTCCTTCATCTTCAATTGCTGCTGGATTTTCTCCTTCTTCATTGATTTGGTCTTGTACCTGGTCAGTTGTTTGTCCTGTTTCTTCTGCAGTTGTAGAAAGAATTACCAATGGTGTTAATTGTTCAAAGTATAATTCAGTATCTGCGTATCCACCTTCCGTTAAAGCAGTAGTTAAGAAATTAATTACCAAATTTTGAAATGGATTGATTGTCATCGTTTGCAAAATAGAGTATGCTGTTTTCATCTCCTCTGATTGTGATGAGAATCCATTAGCTTGTGTACGAATACCAAATAACAATGGTGAGGTTACTCTATGTCCAACAAGGATTCTATCTTGCGCATATTCAGAAACGTATTTGTACTTGTCATGCAGATTATCAATGTTAATTGTATCAATCGTTGGTCTTCTATCAGCATCATCATTGAACGAAATCATAAATCTACCAGCGTTTCTAGTGCCTGTAAACTTAGATTCAATCATTGATTCTATTGTTTGTCTTTCTTCAGGAGCTGGAATACCATTGTTCATGTTAATCATTACCAACGGCATAAATCCATTCTCAATGTTGTTTAAGTGTAGGTTAGATAATTCAGCTTCTACATAAGCAAATTGTAAAGCAGATACCCAATCAGGAAGTGAATAGTAATATTTTCCTGGTGAGTAATTCTTTATGTATAATAATTCCATCTTATCTTTTGATGTGCCAAAAGCTGGAATCTTTTTCTTAGCTCTTTGTGCTTTTTGGTCAGCCCAATCTGTACAATAAAAATAATTTTCTATTCTTGGATTATCATAAATCTTTTCAGCACGAATGTTTTGAATAGGAACATGATACATTTTGATTATCTTACTATGAGTATCATCCCAATATACTTGTAGAGCTCCATTACCATATAATTTCAAATCAAAGATTACTCTTTTAATTTCTTCTTGCGGAAGTAGAGTATCTAGTACACTTTGAAATGCTTCATTCTTTGAATATAAACCTTTACCATATATCAAATCAGAAATACCTTCTACACAAGCTGCATTGGTTGTAGATGTAGTATATGAATCTGTGATGTTTTGGAAGAAATCATCAGGAGATATAATACCAACAGGTACCCATTGGTAGCGTGTTTTAGTATCCTCTACTATGATAGGAATTTCTTGCGATGTTAGGTTTACAACTGAAAAGCTTTGTTTTTCTTTCATATTAGTCCATTATTATATATTCGTTGTCAGTTAGGTTACTCTTAAATCTTTCTTCAACACCTAATTGAGCTTCGTATGCAGGTTTATCAATAGATTGTGAAGCAAATACTGAAAATGAACCATCCCATATAGAAGATGTAGTATCAGTAATATATGCTCGGTATTGGTCACCAGTTCTAGCACCTGATATAGATGCTGTCCAATACAATATACTCTCATACGAATTATAAGTGTAAGGTGTAATGGAAGATGATGTATTTTCCAATGTTAGCATGTTCTGCAAATTGAGTGTAAGGCTGCTAGAGCCTGTTGGTGCCACTCTGATTGTGTAATTGTTGCTTCCAGATATGTAATAAGCTAGCATTATGTTGTTCTTATGTTGTTTTTATCTATATATTTAACAATCGGATTGAAAAATATAGTGAAATAAAAAAGGGTAGCGTTGCTACCCTTTAGTTATTTGTATAGTGTTATTAGAATTAGTTTGTACCCTTAACGATTGTTGGTGGGTTACTCACTGCTCCAAATGGATTACCATAAGTTGAACCAGATACGAAAGGAGCTGGATATTGTTCTTGACCTGTGAAGGTAATTGAATATCCGTAAAGGTCTCCCATAGCTGCACCTGTTTGTAGGTTACCAGCGGTTAAATCACAACCTTCTCTAGCACCAGCGATTAAAGTATCACCAGCCATAGTGTGAATGAAGATAATAGGTCTTCCATAGGCCATTAATTTTAGCTGAGTGGTCATCTCATTTGTCAACTTCTTCAAGTTTAACACTAACTCCTGATTAAAGAATGTAGTTCCGTTCTCTCTGCTTGAGTTCACAGTTTCAGTATATGCTGAAGTTCCCTTCAATTCATATTCGTAAACTGTTAATCCTGCAGGTAAAGATGGCACCAATGCATCAGAATCTGCTGCAACGGCTGCAAGTGAGCCAGTATAGTTTAAGAAATATACTGAAGCGATTCCACCTACGCTCTCTTTACAAACTTCATTACGTCCTGCGGTTAAATTACAGCTCATAATTGTTTTAGTTTTTTAATTTTTTGTTAGTTTAACTTAAAGAGTGAGGGTGGGAATAGTACCCACCCATTATTCACTCAATATATTAATAGTTCTTATGGATAGCGATGTCATTACCGATACCGAATACAGTATCAGCTGTGTATCTCATTATCACTCTGAAGTTTTGTGAACCATCTAGGTCTTCCATGTCTAATACCTTCACTTGGTTGTAATCACTCATCAAGCCAGTTCCGAAGAATAAGTTTGATTTTTGTGCTGCTACAACTGCTGAAGAAGGTAAACCAGGGCAAAGTGCTAAATCAATACCATTGAAGTTTAGAGGCTTCTCACCTACGTTCATTTGGTTGTTGAATCCGTTTGCACCTTGTGCTCCACCTGCTAATGCTTGTTGGTAAGCTTTAGCTACGTTAGTTGGGATGTAAATCATCAAGTCTTCTTTACCATATACAGTTTGAGGAATTGCATCTACTAAAGCATTCAACGCAGTTAATACGTTAGCTGAAGTGATAGAACCAGAAACTGAAGATGTTACAGGAGCGTTTACACCACCTGCTACAACTGAAGAAGATAATTCATTGTAGATACCTTGGAATTGTCCGTTTGTAGCGGAGTTACCTTGCCAAATAGAAGTTTCAGTAGCTTCTGCAACTTTACCACCTACATAGCTCACCAAGAAATCAGTGAAGTTAGCTGGGATGTTATCAAAAGCAGAGAAACCTAATTGTAAAGCTTCCCAAGAATCAACGAACTCTTGCTTACATAATTCAAGGTTTACTTGTAATTCTTTAGGCTCAAGTATTCTTTCGGTAAGAGCCACAGTACCGGATGTAGTGAAATCACAAGATGCATCATTAACGATAGAGTCAACAGCAATCTTTTGGATTACTGATTTGTACTTTACGTTTGGCATGATTGTGATGTAGCCATTGTCCAAAGTTCTAGCAGACAAAAGTGCCGCTGCGATATATTTTCCAGCGAACTCACCTGCGTAAGTACTTGTTACTGATGGCTGAGCGAAATTTTGATTCTTTCTCATGTCAATAAGTTTTTTTTGTTTTGTTTATTTATAAAGTTTAGATAAGAAATTAGATTGTGAACTCACAACTTTATCTTTCCTACTCATTTTTATGTTTTGTGTTTTAGCTGGATTCTCCTCAACAGGTGCTCCATCTAACTTTGGAAGGTCTTTTTCCATTTTAACATCATCTTCTTTTTTAGATTCTGCTGGTTTTCCCTTCACTTCTTCTTCTTTAGCTTTTCCCACATGTTCTTCCATTTTGGCGATTTTCTTTTCCATCTCCTCAATGCGGTATGCTAAATCAGCGTATTTCTTTTCCATATCTTCTGGAATCTTCTCAACAGGTACATCTCCACCATCGGTTTCTTCTTCACCGCCAATGTCTTCACCAGCAATACTTTCCATATCTTCAGGAAGTTTTTTTACTTCTTCATCCTTAGCTCCTTCAGCTAATTCAACGTTTTCTCTTTCAGTAATTTTACCATCTTTGGTTTCTACTTTAATTCTAACATCGTTACCTTCAGAATCTTTAAGGATTACTTCGTGTTCCCCATCAGGAGCTGGAGTTTTAGTACCATCTTCTGATACTACCTCAACTGCTTCACCCACATCAAAAGTAGGGGACTCTAAGATTGTACCATCCGCTAACTTAGCGTATGTCATCTCTACAGCCTTCTCTGCTGATAGAGCTGCGATAATCTTATTTAATACTTGCTTTGCATTCATAGTAATTTGTATTTAGTTATTTAACAATGATTTTGTTTTTTGTATTGATTTTTTTATAATCCAAAAGGTATCCAGCTTA